CTACGGGCCTCTCCGTGGTCCCACGATTGTAGGGGGTGGCAGCACGCCGCAGGAAGCCGCGCTGGCGCTCATCCGGCCGGATACCGCCGCCAAGCGCCCCAAGACGCTGAGATCGCTCGCGTGGGCGCTTGAGCAGAACCTTTCGCTGCTAACCGGAGTAATGCAAGATGGCCGCTGAAGTAGGATTGAAGCGCGGCCGCCCGCCGAAGGAGCGTAACGAAGTAACTTCGGAATTGCTGGCGACCGGCGAAGCCACGATGGCGCAACTCGCTCAGCTATTCGAGACGGACGCCAAGACGCTCCCGAAGCGGCTGCGCGGTTTGCGGCCGTCCGGCCAGAGGCACAACACGACCACCTATAAAATCCGGGAAGCGGCCGCCCGGATCGTGAAACCCGGCTACGCCATCGAATACTATCTGCGGACAATGAACCACTCGGAATTGCCGCCGTTGCTGACGAAGGAATACTGGAACGGCCAGCGGGCGCGGCAAATCTACGAAGAGAACGCTGGCGATCTCTGGCGAACCTCACAGGTTGTCGAAGGCTTCGCCGAAGCGTTCAAGACGCTGCGAATGTCGCTCCTGCTAATGGCTGACGCGGTTGACCGTGAGACGGAGCTTAGTGAGCCGCAGCGGAAAGTCATAAAGCGCAACATCGACGGCGCGATAGACGAGCTACGTGAAAAGATGGTAGAGAGATTCAAGGATTATGTCAGTGCAACCGCTCCCCTCGCTCTCCCCGTCTTCCATGACGTTGACGGATTGGAATCCAGCGGAAGCGGAAATGGCGCAGCTTATGCCGCGGATGACGAGGAAGACCCTGACGACCTTTGAGGACTTGGGCGACCTGATCGCCAAGACCGCCGATAATATCTTCCAGCCGCCGCTCCGCATGACCGTCAGCGAATGGGCGGATCAGGATCGCTACATCAATCAACCCGGCGCCTATGTCGGGCCGTGGCGTAATGAGACAATGCCCTACATGGTGGAGCCGCAAGACACGCTCACCCAAAACGAATTCAACGGCTGCATCTTCGTGGGGCCAGCGCAATGCGGCAAGACGGATAGCCTCATCATCAATTGGACGGGCTACAGCGCCGTCATTGATCCGATGGATTTGATCGTCTATTGCCCGACGCACGCCGCAGCGCGCGATTTCTCCATCCGCCGTATCGACCGCCTGCACCGGCACACGAAGAGCGTTGGCACCGCACTCATCAAGAGCAAGGACGCGGACAACCGGACGGACAAGCAATACAACAACGGCATGATGCTCAGCCTCTCGCATCCGTCCGTGACGGAGCTTGCAGGCCGCCCGATTGGCCGCGTGGCGCTCACCGATTACGACCGTATGCCGGACGATATCGACGGCGAAGGATCGCCCTACGATCTCGCGACAAAGCGGACGACAACCTACGGCTCATTCGCCATGGCGCTCGCCGAGTCGTCGCCGTCCCGCGAAGTGACGGACGTGAAGCGGATTTGCCAAGGGCACGAGGCGCCGCCGACAACCGGGATTCTCGCGCTCTACAACCGCGGGGACCGCCGCCGCTGGCACTGGCCTTGCCCGCATTGTGGAAGTTACTTCGAGGCGACTTTCCAGCATCTAGTGTGGGATAAAGTCGAATCCAACATGGATCAGGCCGCGTCCGTTCGCATGGTTTGCCCGACTTGCTCGAAGGATATCCAACAGGATCAGCGCCACGAGATGCAGCAATGGGGCGTTTGGCTCAAGGAAGGTCAAGCGATCTCACGCAGCGGGCGCGTCATCGGCGACGGCATCCGGTCCAATATCGCGAGCTTCTGGCTCAGGGGCGTGGCGGCCGCGCTCACCACATGGGCGAAGCTAGTCAAAACCTATCTCGACGCTGAAGACGAATTCGAGAATTCCGGATCGGAAGAAGCGCTCAAGAAATTCTTCAACACCGATCTCGGCGAGCCGTATATCCCCAAGCACGTCCTCGCCGACACCGCGCGCCTTCCGGAAACGCTCATGGCCCGCGCATACGATCTCCCGTATGACGAAGACGAGGATCGCGAAGATAGCGAAATCCTGCGGCTGACGAACAACAGCACGCCGAAGAACATCACCCCGCTCGTGCCCGATGCGGTGCGGGCGCTTCTCGGCCTCATCGACGTGCAGCAAAATATGTATGTCGTGCAGATTCTCGGGATCGCACCGGGCAAGCCCTATGATCTCTTCGTCGTTGACCGCTTCAGCATCCGCAAGTCGCACCGCTTGGATGACGATGGGGAGCGCGAATGGGTGAAACCCGGCTCCTATGAGGACGATTGGGATTTGATAACTGAGCAAGTTATCCGCCGCACATACCCGCTCGCCGATGGCACTGGCCGCCGCATGGGGCTGAAGATGACCTTGTGCGACTCGGGCGGTAAGGCAGGCGTGACGACGAACGCCTACGCCTATGTCCGCAAGCTGCGGAAGCTCGGCATGGGCGGCCGCTTCCATCTCATCAAAGGTGACGCAACCCCGGCATCGCCGCGGGCGCGAATCACTCATCCGGATAACAGCAACCGGAAGACCGGCCCGAAGGCAGGCGCGCAGGGCGATATCCCGGTGCTCCTGCTTAATCCGAATTCGCTGAAGGATACGCTCAACAATCTGCTTGAGATCACCGTCCCCGGCGCGGGCATGATCCACTTCCCCGCATGGCTACCGGATTGGTTCTACGCCGAATTGACGGCCGAGATCAGGACGGACAAGGGGTGGATCAACCCCAACAAGCGGCGCAACGAGGCGTGGGATTTGCTTTACTACGCGCTCGGAGCCGGTGTATCCCCCATCCTGAGCACTGAGAAAGTGGACTGGACAAATCCGCCCTTGTGGTTAAGGCCGCATGACGTTAATCCTCTCGTGTTTGCGGCCGAGCGAGTAGAAGCCTTTTCGGAACCTAACTCGCAATTCGATTTCTCGAAGTTTGGGCGCGCTCTGGCATGAGGAAGACTCGAGATGGCAACCCCGGCTCAGCAACTAGAGGAAGCCAAGACGGCGCGGCATAAGCTCGCGACCGGCCAGCTTGCTCGGGTATTCATGGATCAGAACGGCGAGCGCGTCGAATTCGTGGCGACGAATATCGGCTTGCTCGATTCGTATATCCAGAAGCTCGAAGCTCTCGCCAATCCATCCATCTACCGCGCACCGCGGCCAATCGGGTTTCTCTTCTAATGGCGAACGATCTCATCACCGTTACGCCGCAGGGCGGCGAGCAAGCTTTCGGCGGCGGGCTGGAAGGCGCGGATCGCACGAGTCGGGAAACCTTCTCGTGGCGGCCGTCATTCCTCTCGCCGGATCAGGCTATCAATGTCGCCAAGCCTGAAGCGGACGCCCGCTCGCGGGATATGGTGCTCAACGACGGCTATTCGTCCGGCGCCGTGGCGCTGCACAAGGATAGCATTGTCGGCGCGCAATACCGCGTCAACGCTCGGCCGGATTGGCGCGTGCTCGGAGCGTCGGCCGAGTGGGCGGAAGACTTCGCCCTGATCGCCGAGACGCGCTTCAATCTCGCAGCCGAATCGGAAGAGTGCTACTTCGACGCATCCGGGCAACTCACCTTCACCGGCATGGTCCGGCTCATCACTGGCGCCTATGTCTATTGACCGCATAGATAGCAAGCAGGGATATGTTTACGGGAACGTCCGTGTCGTGCTAGATATTATGAACGTCGCGATGAACGCATGGGGCGAGGCCGTGCTTCGGGACGTAATGAGCAAATGGCTTAAGGACCGCTAACCATGGACGATCTCGACCTGAGATATCGAACGATAATCGGAGCCGAAGCGAGCGACTCGCTGCTTAGGCAACACGTCAAGCTGGACTTGCTCTTTACCGACAAGGTTTGCGGGCACATGGCTCACGGCCATATCGGCGGGGCCGACTACGGGCCTCTCCGTGGTCCCACGATTGTAGGGGGTGGCAGCACGCCGCAGGAAGCCGCGCTGGCGCTCATCCGGCCGGATACCGCCGCCAAGCGCCCCAAGACGCTGAGATCGCTCGCG